ATGATTTCATCTCTAACCTTTTGAAGCATGGCTTGCATAATCGGTAACACTTGAACTGAGATATCCATCGCAAGACTACCGAGTGCTTGTTTGGTTTGGTCTACTGTATCGTTAAACTCCCCAGAAATTGCAGCTTGTTCATTCGTGATAATACCTAGTTCTCTTACTTCTTGTCTGAGTGAATTTACTGCAGATTCTTCTTGCGATAACATAGGGAGAATTTCAGTACCAATCTTGTCACCAAAAAACTCATTTGCAATACCTACTCTCAAGGCTTCATCTTCAACACCAGAGAGTGCGTTTCGAATTAGATTAAATGCTTGATCAGCATTTAGTCCTTTGAGATCCTCAACTGTCAATCCAATTTGAGCTAGGCTTTCTGATACCTTATCACCGTTTCCAGTTGCAATATCTCCGAGTATGCCATTAACCTTAATAAAGGCCTTATTTAGGCTTTCTGTCGAACTTCCAGAAATCTTCGCAACGTAGTTCCACTCTTGTAAACTCTCAGCGCTAAGCCCAAGTTTCGCGGCTGTATCGGCAATTTCGTCAGCAGTATTTGCGGTTTTTATTGCAAGTGCACCAAGAGCTGATAAAGCTCCAAGCACAGGCACAGTGACTGATTTTGTAAGTGTTGAACCTAACTTCCCAATCTTCTCAAAGTTCGCATTGGATAAGTCTGTGATTTTACCTCTAGTATTTTGAAGTTCTTTATTGAGCTTAGATACTTCAGCTTCCGTATAGGAAACATTACGTGCTAGTTTATTAAACTCTGTTTCACTCATTTCACCAAGTTTGACTGCTTGTTTTGCTTTGTCAAGTTCTTGATTCTGCGTTTCTAATTTCTTCTTAGTTGTTTGAAGGATATCATTGAGCTTCGATTGTTTCTGTTTCCATAGTTCAACATTAGAGCTATCGTACTTAAGGTTCGCATTGATGGCTTTTAAGTCTTTCTGTTGTTCTTTAAGATCTGATTGAATCTCTTTTAGTTCGTTCTCTAAATCTTTGCCATCAAGACTTAACTTAATATTTAACCCTTTGACTGTTTCTGCCATCTCTTCTCACCTCCTTAACATAAAATAAAAAGCACTTCGATCTCTCGATGTGCATAAATTAATGTAACAGTCACCAAACTCTATCTTCAATGATTGTCATCTGGGATTTTGTCTAGTATCTCATTCTTTACATTATCTAGTAATTCTTCAATGTCATCTTTTTGATGATTCAAGTCATCTTGAATTTCAGTTACCGCTAATGTTACTTTGTCTGCGATCTCATCAACAATTCCGTTCATTACAGATGAGTTATATAGTTGAGGATCATATAATTTGTGAAACCAAAATAATGATGCAAATGTCGCTTTCGCATACTTTTTAACCAGTTTATAATATGATTCAACTATTTTACAGAGTTCTATATTATTTGCGAAACATTCAAGTTCTTTTTTTCTAGAATCTAGTTCCAAACCTTCTATAAAATAGAAATATTCGTCTGTTAATCTGAACGTATTTTCTTCTGTTTTGATATTAGTTTCACTTAAGAAATTATACACTGATTCATAAGGTCTTCTACTGTAAGAAAACACATCAAGGATTGATTGATATCTTAAATCCACTTTACGTTTTTCTACAAAAACTTGCTTCATCTCATTAGGCATGTGTTTCTCAACATGCTCATTAAGTTTTGTTTCATATTTCATCATCTTCTTTTCATAATTACGAATGAAGTAGTTTTCCCAATCGTCACGGAATAAGCTCTTCATAATATCAAGATGTGAAACCAAGTGATCATGCATAGATCGAAATAGGATGTTTTTACTAGAATCATCTTTAGTCTTTATGTATTTCTTTAGGTGAGATAAATCTGTACAAGCAAAAAACATCATTCGATACTTCTCATAATATGAACTTTGCGTTTCTATTAATAAAGGAATTACTATTGTAAAAATTGCCGATTCTATTGGGATTAAGAGATTAAGTAATATACTATCAGAATAATTCCTCCACATTAAAGCAACAAAAATAGAAGAAAGCAAGAACATGACAATCATAACCCTATATTTATATCTAAAATAAAACGATACAAACTTCATAATAATCACCCCACGTATTGTATAAATATATTGTATCATTCAATAGTTAAAAACCACACTTAATCTTTATTTCGTTTTTTTACACTTGTGATATCATATAGTTAATGGAGGCGATTGAAATGTTAGAGTATAAGGTTGTAGCATTACGTATTCCTGCTTTTAAATCAAAGGAAACAGGTGCAGAGAAAATTCAAGAAGAAATGAACAAACAGGCAAAGAATGGATGGCGTGTTCACAAGGTGAATATTACCGACCTTACAATGGTTATAATTACATTTGAGAAAGAAACATAATAGTTAGATTAAGTAAGCATCAATATCACTTTGGGTAGCCATTCGGTTACCTTTTTCATTACCAATAACTTTCATTTCAAGTTGAACCAACTCAAAATATGTCTCTAAATCAAAATACTTCGAGTCCTCAATCGATATGCCTAGATGAGCCAAGTTAAAGATAATGTTTGAGGTTGCACCAAACTCTGGCTCATCATTTGCACTGTGGGGATGGTTTGGTGCCTTTTTGGAGAGTGCCTAACATCTCCCCGATGGTTTGAGATAAGATACCCAGTTCTTCTGTATCACTTAAGATACCAAAATCAAGTGCCATCAAGAAATCATTATAGGATGTTTTACTGAAGGGGCGATGAAGCACGTAGATGATTCGAAAGATTGTATCGATCACTAGTGAGAAATCTTCTTCTTTGATGTTCTTACCCTTTTCTAGTTTTTTGATATCACTGAAAAGTTCTGAACCGAATACATTGCGGTAATCGATGATTGTAAATAGTGACGAGTGGAGTTTATACTCCTTGTCACCAAGTTTGATAACTTTTTCCATAGTTCAATCCTCCTTAAATGAATGTTGGTAGTACTGGCGATGTTGATAAGAAATTCGTATAGTTCGTATCTCCAACACTTGCGATAACTCTAAGGATCAGATTATTACCTGACTCGATCGGGCGAGCAGTGATGTTAAGAGAGATTGAATTGGCTTCAATGGAGTCAGCTTTCGATTTGCTTGCATCACCTGAAGGTGTAGCTGTACATAGGTAATACCAAATACGACGTGCTTTAGCATCGCCTTGAATTTCATAACCCAATGCGAAGGTCTTGGTTTCATTGTTGACCACTTCGACAAAATTGCCATTGGTGTCTGTCTTGAATCCAAAGATATCCTTTTTAAATTCATCATCAATCTCTGTAAACTTGAGAGTGACGATTGAGCCTGAATTGGAGACTAGTGTTGCGATAACCTTATCGTCTGCATAGACTTGTGAACTACCACCGATGATTTCAGTAGTGATTTCTTGAGCACCAACCAGACGCTTGGGTGTTCCAAAAGTCCAGGAACCATCTACTGCAATTGTAGCTAGTGCATAATGAACATTGGTAAGTCCGAATGTGACTTTATTACTCATATTTTATTTCCTCCTGTTTGATTTCATAAACTCGATTGACCGAGTTATCGTCATTGACGTATTCTGTAATCATTTGATAATTAAAACCCGATTGATAAAGTGCTGATTCTAGTTGCTCTTCGAAGATGGGGTTCTTTGATTCTGTGACAAGTGTGATTTGATAGGTGATAATACGAACTGCTGCTATGTTATCTGCATAGTTTTGAACTCTATCGCTGATTTCTTGATAGACAATAAATGGGTATACATGGAGTTCGTTTGCATCGACTATGTTTGTTCCATAAGATACTCGATTTGGTAAAACACTATCAAGTATTTGGAATAGTTGCTCTATAAAACTCATGCGGACCCACCTCTTTCAATAATAGATTTGATTTTCTCAACCATATCAGGTGCGAATGCATCAAATGCCGGTCGCATGAATGGACGTGGTCCTACGAATTTACCACCACGATGTGTAAACCCAAACTCAAGTAAGTGAGTTAACCTTCCTTTAGTCCTTGAATAGATGGCGATACGTTTATTGATACCTTCACCTTCAGGGATAGCAATAAACGATTCTGCAAACCCATATGCCTGACCACTCTTCGGTGCTTTTGATTGAATATAGGCCAATACTTTATCTGCAGTTTCGTCTAGTACTTTTTCCATTTCTTTGATGACATCTTCTGCATAAGATTCGACAAGCTCACTAATTCCAAGTGCTAAATCATCCAATGAGACCATCAAAATCACCTTTTTTAATCTTTGTTTCAACAAAATAAAGCTCAATAAACTGACCGCTGATGTAGGTTCGTTCGATTTTATAAATCCTAGAGTCGATCAATGCATGTCTTGACCCATCATATAAGAAACTTTGAATCTTGACTGCAACATCAATTCTGATGTCTGTTTTCTTGCTTTCATAATATTCTTTTGAAGTCACTGAAAGATTAATCCCAATAACCTCTTTAGAACTGATAAGGACTAGTTTTCGATTCCCTATGTTATCTGGTGTGTTGTCTAGTTTTAGAAGCGTTAATTTGATGTTAGGAGAGCTTGGAAACATTAGGAAGTACTTCCTTTCGTGAATGATAGCTGTTTGATGAGCATTTCAAAACTCTTGGGAAGTTCTTTCACAGATCCATCGTTCTTAAAACCAAAGAACGTCTTACAGTAAATAAGGATGAGGGAATCCACGATTGGGACTCCCTCTCCATTTACGACATCATCGGCCACACCGACAGAACGAATGAGTTCTTTACAAGCCTCAATATGAGGCAACAACTCCTCATCAGCATATGTTTCTGT